CAAGATTTTTCAGGCTGCTTACACCACGCCAGCAAATTACTCCTTTTATCCGGAGTCCTTACTGTTGGGCAATCCACCTACACAAATATCAAAGAAGCTCGGGATTCGTTAACCCGTTGGCTTCACCTCAATGACAGTCAACGCAAGGACACCCAATGACCCAGCTTTACTCCAATGTGAGTGAGGTGCCGCTATCACTAGCGGTATTCCTTGCCACAGATAACTATGACTACAACCCAGATCCTAATACGATCTCGGCTACCACCCTCATCAAACCCTTACGTCAGATCATCCTAGGTGCTCGAGTTCCTGTTACAGATTCGATTGTGGATCTTAGACGCATGGCACCATCTCGCATTGGCTCAGCGATCCATGACGCTATTGAGCGTGCTTGGCTAACCAACCATCACTCAGCGATGCAGTCTCTAGGATTCCCCTTAAAGGTAATTGATCGAGTCCGTATCAATCCAAGTAATGATGATCTCTTTGAGGGTTGTATCCCTGTGTATCTCGAGCAACGGGGACATAAACAAGTCGGCAAATATACCGTATCAGGTAAGTTTGACTTCGTAGGTGATGGACGAGTAGAGGATTTCAAATCTACCAAAACCTACACTGCAATGAAACATACGAACGATACGAATTACATCCTGCAAGGAAGTATCTATCGTTGGCTCAGGCCAGACATCATTACCGAAGATCAGATGGCGATTCAGTTCCTATTTAAAAACTGGGAACCCCATAAAGCCAAGGCTGATCCAACCTACCCACAAAATGACATCCTCACTCGAGTCTTAGATTTAAAGACTGTTAGTGAAACAGACGCATTTGTGCGAGGCAAGCTCCACAAGATTGAACAATATTGGGATGCTGATGAGGATGAGATTCCTCAGTGCTCAGATGAAGATCTGTGGCGAAGCGAAGCTGTATTTAAGTATTACAAGAATCCAGCAAAGACTACTCGCAGCACTAAAAATTTCACTTCTTACCAAGATGCCATGCTCATGTACATCGAAGACAAAAGTGTGGGCATTGTTAAAGAAGTCCCTGGTCAAGTCACGGCTTGCAAGTATTGCCAAGCCTTCCCTGTATGTACACAAAAAGATGCCCTGATTGCTCAGGGTGATCTCATTCTATAAGGAGCTTTAATGCTACCTAACCTTGCACCTGTAGCACCACGCATTCCGATGTTACTGCCGCCTGATCAGATGACCTTTCATCCCATGGCTGAGAAGTTAGTTACCTTGCTATGCGACAAGACGGATAATCCAAACCGATTATTCTTTCGAGTCATTGTTGGGTATTTCTTCTGTATGGCAGCAGCACAGATGCGAATCAACATTGCCACCAAAGGTAATGGAGATCTTCCCGTCAGTATGTTTGCCTTAGCTCTTGGCCCCTCAGGTACGGGGAAAACCAAGTCCTGCAATATTATGAAGAATGATATTTTGGGTAAGTTTAAAACTCGCTTCTTAGAAAAAACCCTACCCCAAGTAGCAGAAGCCAATCTTAACAAGCTCGCTTTGTATCGTGCTGCAAGAGATGGAATTGATTTTGACGATTCCCTTCTGAAAGTACAGGCTGAATACAAAGCCTGCGGTAAGTTTCTATTTAGCTTTAACAAAGCAACGGGTGCAGGTATTGACCAGATGCGTCACATCTTGTTAATGGCTAAAGCGGGTTCAGTCAATCTACAGATTGATGAGATTGGTTCGCACCTTCTTAATGAAACCGAAGCCATGGCCTCTTTCTTAGAGCTCTATGACCTTGGTTTAATGGATCCAAGGTTGCGCTTAGAAACAGCAGTCAAATCTCGGAACGAAGAGATCGCAGATCGTACGCCTACCAATATGTTGTTGTTTGGTGTACCTAATCGATTGTTTGATGGTGGTAAGACTGAGGAAGGCTTTGTCTCACTATTAGATACAGGCTATGCAAGACGGTGTTTCTTTGGCTCCTCGCCACGTATTGATTCACAAAATCAACTCACGCCTGAGGAAGTCTACGATCGTCAAACTAGCCCAGCGAATGATGCACTCATTGATCAAATTTCTGAGATATTTGAAAACCTTGCTGATCCAATCCATATGTATCGCAACCTGACTATCTCGAGAGAGACTAGTATCTTGTTGATTGAATACAAGCAAAAATGTGAACGGGAATCTGCAGAGTACAGCGACAACCAAGAGTCTCATGCCCATGAACTTTATCATCGCTATTTCAAAGTCTTAAAGCTTGCAGGAGCCTATGCCTTTGTAGATGAATCTCCTTCGGTCACACCAGACCATATCCATAACGCAATCAAGTTGGCTGAAGAATCTGGTGAAGCCTTTAACAAGATGCTCACTCGGGATCGTAATCATATGAAACTGGCTAAGCATTTAGCCAACATTCGTTGTGATGCAACCCAAGCAGATTTAGTGGAAGACTTGCCCTTCTATAAAGGGACAGCCCCTGCTAGAGCTGAGATGATGTCCTTAGCTATTTCTCATGGCTACCGGAACAACATCATCATCAAGAAAACAATCTCTGATGGAATCGAGTTCTTTCGTGGCGAGACTCTCAAAGAGACTGATATTAATAAGATGGTTGTGGGTTACTCCACAGATATCACTACTGATTACTGTGCAGAGTACGCACCCTTTGATCAGCTCCATGTGTTGACCCAACACCAAGGCTTGCATTGGGTATCTCACCATCTAACGGGTGGGTACAGGAATGAAGAGAATGCAATCCCAGGATTTAACTTGGTGGTCTTAGACGTAGAAGGAAGCGTCAGTATAAAAGCCGCTAAGGAGACTCTCAAGGATTACAAATTCTTACTCCATACCACCAAGCGTCACACGGATCAGGAAAACCGATTCAGAATCATTATGCCAATTAACTACAAACTAGCCCTTGATGCTAAGGACTATAAGAGTTTTATGACGCATATCTACCAATGGTTGCCGTTCGCTGTAGACACTGCCACCAACCAGCGTTCTCGCAAGTGGCTCGCCCATAACGGGAGCTATGAGTACAACGATGGTGAAGTGTTAGATGCCCTGCCCTTCATTCCTAAGACTTCAAGAAATGAGGAATACAAGGCTAAATACGACTCTCAGCAATCCATGGATAACTTGGAGCGTTGGGTCATCAACAACATTGGCGATGGGAATCGTAACAATATGTTGCTGCGTTTTGCTTTGATCTTGGTCGATGACAACTATGACCATGAAGAGATTCGCACTCGAGTGATGGCACTGAACGACAAGATCCCTGACAAGTTACCTGAAGCAGAGATCATCGGAACCATCATGATGACAACCATGAAGGCGCTTTCCAAGCGCTAGGTGCGTGGCATACAAACACTTTTATAAAGGAGTCCATTAGTGGCAACTCAATTTAACGACCACTTAGTTTTACTGTGCGGGAAATCCGCTACAGGTAAGTCAGCCTCTTTCATGGATCTAGCCAATCCAGAAGGGGTGATGTATCTGAACTGTGAATCTGGTAAGAAGCTTCCCTTCCGATCCAAGTTCAAAGAGTACGTCATCACAGACCCATTGCAGGTGTATGAAGCATTTGAGTCTGCTGAGAGTAAGCCAGAGATCCACACAATCATTGTCGATAGTGTGACCTTTCTCATGGATATGTACGAGTCGGTCTACGTCAACGGTGCAGCTAACACGATGCAGGCTTGGGGTCAGTTCTCCCAATACTTCAAGAACCTGATGCAACAGTACGTAGCCAAGTCTACAAAGAACGTGATCTTTACAGCCCATACCGCTGACACCCTCAATGAGGGCGAGATGATTATGGAAACTAAGGTTCCTGTGAAAGGCTCTTTAAAGAACAATGGTATCGAGAGTTACTTCTCTGTCGTCATTGCCTCTAAGAAGGTGCAGCTCAAAGTTCTGAAAGACTACTCCTCGAGTATGTTGACCATTACCCCTGAAGAGCAAGCACTTGGATTCAAGTATGTCTTCCAGTGCAAGCTCACCAAAGACACAGTCAACGAAAGGCTACGTGGCCCATTAGGACTCTTCGATACTAAAGAGACCTACATGGACAACAATATGCAATTAGCCTTGAACCACTTACACGCCTATTACGCGTAAGTAACCCCTAACCAAAAACCTTAAACATTAATCACAGGAAATACAAACTATGAATATGCTTGCAAATCTGACCTCAGACGAAACCATTGGCGAAGAGAAAGACTCCGTCGGTGGTAGTGGTGGCCCAGTTGAATCGGGTCTTTATAACCATACCGTAGCCATGGCTTATTTGAATAAGTCAGCAGGTGGTGCGATGGGCTTAGTGTTGTCTCTGAAAGATCAGAACAACAAGGAAGTGCGTCAAACCTTGTGGATGAGCTCAGGCACCGCCAAGGGTGGCAAGAACTACTACGAGAAAGATGGTGTCAAACACTATCTCCCCGGCTTTAACTTGGCTAACAGCTTGTGTCTACTTGCTGTGGGTAAAGAGATCTCAGGCATGGATACAGAAACCAAAGTGGTCAATGTGTATTCATACGAAGCTAAGGCGGAAGTCCCTACCAAGGTCGAAGTCTTGATGGATCTATTGGGTAAAGAGATTGTCACAGGTCTGATTAAACAGAATGTTGACAAGACCCGTAAGAATGATCAAACAGGTGTGTACGAAGCAACGGGTGAGACCCGTGATGAAAACGAGATCGATAAGTTCTTTCGTGCTGCTGATCGCATGACTGTAGCTGAAGTCCGTGCCAAGTCTACGGAAGCCGTATTTGCTAACACTTGGGATGCTAAGTGGACTGGCAAAACCAAGGAGCGTGCCAAGGGTGCTCAACCTGGCTCAGGACAAGGCGTTGCAAATGCTCCGAAGGGCTCAGGTACTCCAATTGCTAAGAAGCCCTCACAGAGCCTTTTCGCAGCCTAAGCAGTCACCCTCACTTTAATAAGGTAAACCCATGACTCAATCTATACCAGAAACCAAGATTGCCCAGTCTGAGTTGATCGGCATTGCGGATCTTGATCAGTTCGTAGCGATGCTCTCAGCGTGGCATGGTAATCGTGTAGCACAGATGAATCAGCTCATGGATATTCCCGAGGATACAGAGGCGACTCTCGATTCTCAGTCTCAACCCGTGATACTAACGGGAGATGTCCGAGTAGGATTTTTGATCGGCATCACCACGGGGTTAGCCATTCTTGGCAAATTACCCTTCGTGGCTGAGCTGGAACCAGAAGCCTCTGATGCGTGATCCCATTCAGGTAGTCGGGTTCGATCCGTCACTCAGACATTGGGGTGTGGTCAGAGGTCTTCTATCTTTGAATGGGCAAGGCAAACTCACTCTGCAGAGTGTGGATGTCATTAACCCTGAATTACCCAAAGGCAAGCAGGTGCGCCAAAACAGTGTTGACTTGGAAGCTGCCAAGCAACTCTGTGCGGGTGCCTTGGCTGCGGCTCAGGGAGCTCAAGCAATATTCGTAGAAGTACCAGTAGGAAGCCAAAGTGCTCGAGCGATGGCCTCTTACGGTATCTGCGTGGGGATCCTTGGGGCATTACGTGCCACAGGGATTCCCTTCTTTGAAGTTACCCCAACGGAAGTTAAGTTGGTAAGCGTAGGCAGGAAAACTGCAACTAAACAGGAGATGATCCATTGGGCAATGGCTCAGCACCCTGAAGCAGACTGGCCTACTTATATTCAACACGGAAAGGTGTGCGTCACAGAATCCAAAGCAGAGCACATGGCTGATGCAACTGCGGCGATCTATGCCGGACTAGCCAGCAATCAGTTTAAACAAATGATGCCCTTTCTATAAACCTTAAACACATAAACCATGCAAATTCAATTAAACCAAACTGAAATCATCACAGCCCTCAAAGACTATGTGATCAAGCAGGGTATTAACCTGCAAGGTCGCTCGGTTGAAATCGTGTTCACTTCAGGAAGGAAAGAGAATGGAATTAGTGCTGATCTGTGCATCAGTGATGATGCAAGTGATTTTCCTGTTTTCACTAGTGAAGAAGTACAAACTGGTGTTGTTGGTACCGTGGTCGGAAGCATTACTTCTGCTCAAGATACTTTCAACAATGCAGTCTCGGCGGAGAGCCTACTAGATGCACCTGCAGAAGTAGATGCTCCTCCAGTGAAACCTACCAGCTTATTCGGTAGTTAAGTAAAACCCTATGATGGATTCCCTTAAAGGAGCGAGTGCTGTTGTACTCGCCATCATAGCGACCATAGTGGGAGTGGCATTCATTGCACTCGTCATTGTGGTCGGTTTCTTCTTGCGTATTATCCTAAGCATTGCCTTGGCAGGAGGTATCGTCTACCTGTGTATTCTTGGTTATATGCAATCACAAAAGAAGTAAAACTGGTAAGAGGAAAGCCCCTCACAAGGGGGCTTTCTTATTCCTAGTTACCTGAATAACCCCATCGCATACTTGATGGGTAGGATGTGTTCTACCGCACCAATGAATCGTAATGGCCCTGACCTAAACGGGTTATTCCCAAAGCGACTAAACGCTGACCCATCCATCACTGTTGGCATTAAGTTTAAATAGTTATTGCCCATCAAGGTCATCAGCACCTTTACGGGATGTTCTCGAACCAAGGAAGCCAACACTCTTTGCATCGATAAGAAGTACTTGGTAAATGGCAAGATCCCGATGTCATCTAGATACTGGATACCTTTAGGCAGCGGGATGTCGTAGTTCACAAAGGATTCAGAAGATACCCGTGCAGCTTCTTTCTTGCTCAAGGGGTCTTGGCTCTTTGTGGTCAAGTGTTGATACAAAGTGTATCGAGCCACGAAGTCACTCATCTGGGTCAGGTTAGCCAACATCTTGTAGTGTGGCGTGTCCTTAGTCATGTAGAGCTGCTTACCGATGTTTAAGACTGTTGGATTAAGGGAAGCAACATTAGCCTTAATGTTCTTCACAAAGTTAGAGTCATAAGCGTATGTGTCATCCTTAATGTTAACGTCTTGCACGATGGTAGGCATCAAGCCAGAGTCCATAAGTTCGGTCACTGGGTTACGGGCGATCTTGTCTTTTAGGACTAAGATCCGTTGTTCTAAAGCTTTCCTATTACCCACGTTGTAGTTAGTATCCAATTGAGTCTGAGCTTTAAACAACTCCTCGCTCACCTCTTGATACTCTCGGGCTGCGGTAAATGCTGTCTTATGGTGCTTAGCAATATCCACCAATGAGATATCGTGCATCATTAAGAGCGTGGCATTACTCCAGACATTACCCATCATCACGATTCCAGTCTTAACCACAATCGCATTCTTGGTTTCATCAGAGATGGTCTTCCACGCATCCTCGGCTCGTTTAACAATCACCCCTGTACGCTTGGCATACTGCATGGCTTGGGCTGGATCCATTCCAAGTTGCAGTCTAGCGTACCCTGCTACGACAAAGGTAGCAATCGAGACAAACAGATCTTCATAAGCATTCCTTGTAGAAGGGTCTTTATCAAACATCTCGGACAGGCTAAATTTCCTATACCCAAATGTCAGATTCATCATGTCGTTTCTAACCAGCATGGCTTCCGTTCCCCACACTCTTCTTATCTCCTTCTTTGTGGCCTCAGGAAGCAAGCGGTAGACTTCCCGCATGGCTGGGTCTCGGCTATTAGGGCCTACTTCTACGTATGACACAGACCGTCCTGCATAGTCCACTGAGTAGTGGTCATGCAAGGCTTGAATAACCTTAGCGTTATGTTGGGCAGAGGTAATCTTATCGAATGTGTTGCCAGCAAATACCCCAAGTACGTGTTCAAAGTTATTGTTTCGCTCGAGGATTGAATCCTTACGGGCATGGCTCATTTCATAGCGATAGTTAGAAATATCCCCTTCGCTTGTTAGTGTAGGAATCATGAACGTCCCAGTGACGTTTCGTGGATCAAATGTATCGCCATTTTGAGCCATCCAAGCAATGGCGTTTCTTTGAGATCCAGTGACTCTTACGACTTCACTGGCATTCCAATCTCCCTTAGGTTTATAGAACCTACGTTCTTTTCCAATCTGAGCAGAGCCTTTAGCTTTCATGTCTTTCAAGGAAATCATCCCTGTAACATGAGCCACCATCCCTGAGTCCTCACGTACATACAATTTTTTTACGGTCTGAGGATCGGGGTCATTAGGATCTTTGGGCAAAACACCCCCCACTGAGTAGCCCTTGTCAATTAAGTTCCGACCCTCGACATCACCTGCTACTTGGATGTCTGTTCTTGGGTTATATACCTCTGGTAAATAGCCCTTGGTACGCAATACCTCGCTGCCATCAAAGAGCTTATCTTTTGAATCTTTGAGTAAGTGTGCGTGCATGGCAAGGGTTGCGGCAATCCCGTTCTCACCATTGGAGCGTGCTGACTCATCGAGCAACACATCTCTGGATGTCTCACGAAGCACTGTGGGTGAATACTCAATCGCCCAGAGAGACACCAAGGGATCTACCAAGGCTTGGACTGCAGCCTCTTCTGCTACGGTTAACTGACCCATTGTGGGTGTGTTGTACATCCGTGCAATATTCAAAGCGTTCAGCATAGAGTTCTCATGCGTGGCTTTTCCATTAGCCAAGATGAATGCAAGTTGCTTGGATTGACCCAAGAACTGTTTATAGAACTGGGGATGTAAGGATTTCAGACTATCTTCAAGCTTCGTAATCTCGTCTTGGCGTTGTGTCCCGTTGCCCAAGAACTCAGCTAACTGAGCCATGGTGTAGCCTGCTGCTAAGAGTGACTGGGCATCAGAACGTACCAAGGAAGTAATGGCTTTCTTCTGGATCTGTGTCAGATCCTGCCCACCATTACGATATGCAGCCAAGAGAAGCGTAGCTGTGTTGTCGATGAATGCTCGACGATCCGCTTCTAGCTTCTTACCCATACGGAACAACTCCTCCATCTGAGACGTTGGCCCACGCACATAAGCCACAGTATCTGTGAAGAGGTCTGGCTTACCACCATTCAATGTAGCGTAGTAGTTCATGCCATTATTAATGATCTGGTTAACCCTACCTCCAGAGACCGCGTTAATCACAAACCCTACGCCTTTCACTGCCCCATTGTTGCTTCTTGCGGCGGCTGCCCCTACTTTATTGATACCCGTGTTAGCCGCGTTAAGAACATTATTGGACACATTCTGTAGACCTGTGAACAGAGCATTTTGTCGAGCCATGGCTGCAGCACGTTTCTTAGCTTCAATCCCAACCAAGGTATCAACTAATTTCTCTAACCTGGCATCAGGTTTGTCACCCGGTTTGATTCCAGTCTGCTTGTCACTGAACCAAGCCAAGATCTGATCAAACAAGGCCTTCAGACGGGCTAGAAAGCTCGTTGGTGCAGGGGTAGCCGTGGTAGTCAGCCCAGATCCTGTCATGCCCTGCAGGAGCTTATTAACCCCTTCATGGGCAAGACCCATTGCAGCGAATCTGCTGAGATGGGCTAATCGATCTGAATTAGCATGTGTATTTCCTGCGGTTGATGGGTTGGTGCTTGGTAGAGCCTTAGCCATGACAAATAAGAAGTCATACAACTCTTGGGCTGTATCCTTCTCTACCTGCGTGGCTGTGTTCCAGTCACCCTGATGGAAGTCCTTAGGCGCAAGGTTCGCTTTGGCTTCGTTGTACAGAGCATCCAAGCCTTTGTAGGCAAAGCTCTGGGTATTCTCATTACGATCAATCGCTGCTCTGACTGTGGCCTCAACCTGCTCGATGACGAACCCTTCCTGTTGGCTGAACTGAAAGCCAGAGGCAATGGTGGCTGATGCAAAGGGGGCTTGTCCTGTAGCCAGTGCTTTGAGGTATACGTCTTGAGCAGATAAGGCTTGACGATCCATTAAGGATTCATGCAAGACTCCCGCTGTGCCATGCAGCTTATTGACGATCCCGCTGAGTAGGTCTCGCAGCTGGCTATCAAAAGCTAGGGGTGCGGGAGAGACTCCTGCCAAGGAATCGTATATCTCTGCGGTGGTATAGAAAGCTGGATCTGGAGCCGTATGGGTTTGGCTTCGATTCAGGGTTTCGTTAATGGTCTGGCTTTGCTTGTTCTCGGCCTCAGTAAATAAATCAGACACGTTAGTAATCAAGATACTTAAACCAGAACCAAGAATCTCTGCCTCACGACCTTCTGTTTTCTTAAACAGGATTGCGACCAATGCATTAATCATGGCTTTTAAACCAGTGATTGCATTGTTGTTGGTGCGAGAAGGAACCCCTTGCATCTTGTTTAAGACTTCTTGTTGGAAGGCTGTGTTTGTCATTCCCCAAGCAATAAGCTCATCGATGCTACTGACTGCTGGCCCGTATTTAGCGGCTAACTCTGGGTCAGCATCGATATGTTTCTTAGCCAAATAACGAAGAAGCTCCAAGTCATCGATGATGGCAAGTAATGGAGTCTTACGGGTTGGATTCCTTTTCCGTGCATCTTGCTCAGACTTAATGGTTCGAGCTACAGCACTGTGGAGAATCTCATGCAGGAGGGTTTCCGTGGTTAAGCCAGAGTGTTTAAAGTCTGTAGAGAGAATGTAGATCGTATCCACACCATCGGTTGTGGCAATGTACCAAGCCCGTGCGTTGTCTTTGGCCTGCTGGATAACTTGGCTAGGTGCTGTGAATGGCGTGACATAACGAATGGTAAGCGTTGGGCTAATCAACTTACTGATCCGGTTAAGCATCTCCAAATTGAAGTCTTTGACGTTACTTGGGCCACCTTGCTCAATCAACCTATCTTTTAAAGCACGAACCAATTGTTCGCCTTTAACATTGCCCCGTTTCTCAAAGAAGTCTACCCAGTGAGCCTCACTCTTAATGTCTGGCGTACCTTGAATACCCCACAAGTTAGCAGGAATCTTACTGGCTCGATCCATGAGTAACTGAGCAATCTCTGCACGGTTAGCAGGCTGTAAGACCTTTAAGGCTGTCACCAAGTTCATGGCACCCTTGGATTCTCGCAACTTAGTCATGACCTCTTTAAGCATCTCAACAACAGTCTCGCCCAAAGACTTA